GCCTTAGGTTGTGCGGCACCGGTTTGTGGAAGTATCTCTGGCAGTGCCATGCTACCTAATATACCCGGAAGAGATCTTGAGATCAACTTAGGTAAAGCAAGACCCAGTGCGGTGGCCGTAGCAGCACCTATCAATGACACGGTGTCTGCACCGAATCCACTGAGAAATCCCTCTTTGATTTTTCCGTCTTGATCCGGATCTAACCATTTGTTTAGTTGTTCGTATATAAAACCGGTCGAGCCAAATATCTTACCAAACTTTCCGCCAATCATTGTACCAAGGGTTGTCCATTGCGCGGCGTCACCAATCAATCCTGAGACTGTACTGGTGAACCCTTCCGGCAAATCAAAATTGGTTAAAGCTTGATTAATCAATCCTTCGACAAAATTTCCAACTGCGGGAGCAATCGCAAGAGCAAAGCCACCTTTTAATAGAGTAGCACCTATACCGGCTAGACTGATAGAACCCAATATGCCAGGAATAAGCCCAAGGAAAGATGAAAAGGCTGAACCCACTGCGCTTTCATTGACTCGAGGTGTTGGTGCATCTTCTAAGTCTTCAAACGCACTTCCTCGACCCGGCTCTTCTTTGCGCATAGTGTCGAGAATGTTTTGTCTTTCTTTTCGATCTTCTCGTTCTTCAATGGCAAGATTGTACATTGATTCCATGAAGCTTGTTTGCATAACAAGTTGTCTCTCCATAGACATGAAGAGTCCTTCAAACTTTTTACTATCAATGTTTTCGAATGCCATGTTACTTTTCTTTTTGTCTTTCTAAAAACTCTACGAGCATATTCAAATAAAGATCTCGTTCAAAAGGCATGAGATTCTCAATATCGCTTATTGAGTATTTATGGTGTTGGACTAACGCGAATGTAGTTTTGTAGTAAATTGCTAGGTTGCAATAACCTAGCATTAGATAAAAAAAGTTTCCATACCTTCAATGACGAATGTTTTGTCATCTCCGTTTGAGTTCTTATATTCGACTTCATAGCGAAGTGTTGGCATAGTCTCAAAGAAGGTTTTAATCATATCGATGTGGGTGTTGGTAAAACTGTTGATGAACTCTGTGACTTCTTCTTCATTGAAGTCTTTTAAGCTCATTACGCTATCGCCTTCAATTACGCTCTCAATACAATCGATCATAACTGTAAAGAGCATCTCAAAGTTATTCTTTGCAACGGTAATGCGAGCGAGTTCATTGATGGTAGGATATCTCATCTTAATATGAACTTCGTCATTCAACTTAATCAACTGCTTATGATTTTCTTTTCTGACGACTTTAATGTTAGAGATATCTAGATTGAGTGATACCTTTTCCTTTGTATCAGGATCAGTAATAGAAAACTCAATCTCGTTATTCACTGACTTTGCACGAAGGTTAATGAGTAGATACTCAAGATCAAACATCGCAAGTTCATCTGCGTTAGCACCTTGTAAACAGTTATTGATAATCTGTTTCACTGCTAAAACAATTTGATCAAAATCTTTTGATTCTTGTGCAATCAAAAGAATCTTTTCTTCTTTTACTGTGAATGGTCGATACTTAACTTTCTTTCCAGTAGATGGAATCTCAATGTCAAATAGCGGCAAATCAATTTTGGGTAATCCCATAGTGTAGCTCCATTATAAGGTGTTGTAAATCGTGTTAACCGTTGTTACAGTGTTAATCAAGTCTTGAATATTACGTGGTCTCTCTATCTGATTGATAGCTTGAGCGTATGAATTGATTGATGATAGATAAGTCAGGAATCCGTTAGTACGGCTATAGTCATCAGTCACCTGACCAAGTGACATACCATCAACCTTGATCTTATCATATTCGAATCCAATTGGAAGGACCATGACTTCCGCTTGGTTTTCCCATGATACGTCGACCTGACCAATATTAAACGGATACACGTTTCCTAGCTTATATTGGTAGACTTTGTCTTGATCGTTTCCAGAGTAGACCAATATCTCAACTTGAGCCGCGTAGTTCTCTTTGTACTCGAATTCGTATGGATACTTGTCGTAAGCATCTTTCACGAAGTGGCCATCATACGAATTGTAGTTTGTGATTGACTGCATCCAACGATGGAAGTACTTCATCACTGCGAAGTTACTATCGACCATGAACTGAAGAGTCAAACTTCCAGCTCGAATCTCGGTCGGACGCTTTTCTGCTTTACCAAAACCCTGTGAACGGATATCGATCACGTCAAGATCTAGCGATGGAAGTGTAGCTGACTTGCACAGAAACGACAACTCGCGAGTTGGCATCTGTTGTTCCAAGTCACTCATCGAAGCTGGAAGAGTGATTCGTGTAAAGAACAGATTGTTTTTCGCTAGTCCATGTTTAGCGACCTGTGAACTAAACTGAGCGATGTTGAATACCATATCGGTGAACCTTATGTGATAAGTTTTTTAGAATCGGCCCAAACCTTTTGTTTGTTAGCCCCTCTAAATCTTTCGGTTGGAAGAAACAACGCTACGTCCCATTCTGATGGATACACATATAGGAATTTGCTTCGTACCTGATTCGTCAAGTAATGCTTGACACACGGCTTAAAGTACTTGAACTTGGCTGCGTTATCTAGGATGTTGTAGTTCATTTTCAAACGAGTAGTCTCGTCATACTTATCGTTTGAAGATACATCATAGAGTGCGTCCATCAACTTTGCTCTGAGTGGCAAAGGCAGATAGTGCAAGTTGATTCCCATGAATCCATTCTCTACACGTCTGTATGGAAACACCAACGGAAACGCGTCGAAGTATGGGAGTGTGTCTTTGTGCTTAGCGTCGTAGTAGTACATGTACATCGAGCCAATGATTGGACGAACGGTAAGTCTTTCGTTCCCGCCTCTCATAAGCGATCGCTCATTCACGGTCTTGTATGACTGTGCAGTAGTACGATACCAATCACGCGCAGCAGTCGTTCGAGCTGGCATTTGGCCACCTCTCACACCTTTGTTCAGAATGTCGTCGAATACTGTTGCCATTTACTTACCGAATATATGCGCTTCTGTCATGATTACAAACTGCCAACCTTTATCAGCACAATACTCTTTTGCCGCGATCCACTTAGCTTCATTCACACCCCAAGTTTTTACTTCGTTAAGGTATCTTCTGCTGAGTCTACCTTTTGGCGTGAGTTTGTTGTTGATGTCCGGCGGTTTCGTTTGTGCTGCAGGCTTAATTTCAATGAGAAGTGTTTGCTTCTGCCCATCTTTATTTATCATCTCTACATAAGCATCAGGAAAATACCGATGCCATCTACCATCAATTGGTGACTTATATGGAATGATGAGCTCTTCACTCGCCCAACGTATCACATTAGGATGATTGTCGAGATATGAAAAGAATTGTAGTTCCCAACCAGATCGATACACGATGTTGGTTGGATCACCCTTATACTTCTGAGGGTTCTTTGGCTTGTAAAGTCCTTGGTAGTATGCCATGAATTCCCTATAAATAATCTTTAGCATATGTTATTTATAGGGATCAACCATATGGTGAACGCCGCAGAAAAAATAGACAAAAGCAAGAGAGAATTCAGACCCACCAGACTACAATTCCCGTCTGATCTGGGCGCGCATGCAATGGTATTCAACTTTATCAAGTATGATTACGATTCAACCTTTACCACTATTCGTTCGAACCCTATCACTGCCGGTAGTATCGTACTTCCACTTCCTCAGAACCTTGAAGATAGTTTAGGTGTTAAATCAAACGCGGTTGAACTTGGAGCTCAAGGTGCTGCAGCGATCGGAGCGTTCAGCGCATTGAAGAATCCGGATTTAGCTAAGCAGCTTGGCGATAAAACCGGGAAAAGCATAACGGAGCTAATCAGTGATCCATCTGGGGTCACCGGTAATGAAGCTCTAAGCACACTCAGAGCTGCTAGCAAATTTGTCGGTAGAAACTTTCTTGATAGCATTGCACCTGGTCTTGGGGCTGCAGCAGACGTTGCAACTGGCACAGCAGTTAACCCTCACACTACACTTGACTTCGATGGTGTTAACTTAAAACAACATACGCTTCAATGGACCTTATCACCGAGAAGTGAAAGAGAATCGACAGCGTTGAAAGATATCTTAAACACCTTTCGTAGAAACATGCTCCCTGAATACAACGGATTAACTGGTATAGAACAACTCGCGCCTCGCGCATTGATGAACTATCCTAATCTGGTCAAAGTGAATTTCATTGGTGTAGACCAAGATCACTTTTATCGATTCAAACCATGTATGATCCAGGGCATGACAGTTCAATACACTCAAGGCAATGGTGTGACCCTCTTAAAGGGTGGCCGTCCTTCAGTTGTTAGCGTAATCGTAACTCTGCTCGAGGCTTCTCCTCACACGAAAGACGACTATAGCATAGGTTTCAATCAGGGTGGTAGATAATGTCTAAGTATTTCAAGTATTTCCCAAAGGTCGAATACCTTGGCCGAACAGTAAGCGATATCACTCGTCGTGTCAAGATCGTAGAAGATCTTGAGAACGATCCATACGCGTTTCTTCCATACACAATCACTGATAATGATCGTCCAGAAGACATTGCTTATTACTACTATGGTGATGCAAATAAAGTATGGATGGTCTATCTCGCAAATCAGATCATTGATCCATATTCACAATGGCCGCTATCAAGTGAAAACTTTGAGAAGTCAATGATCGCTAAATACGAGCGTCCGGTAATTACATTCGCAAATACTTCAGTGAATACTTCGATTAGCACAATCAATGTGACTAGTCATGGATTACACACGACTGATCCAATTGTTTATACTACTTCAAATACTGTTGTAACAGGGCTTACATCTGGTAATACTTATTACGTAATCAAAGCCAGTGATTCCGCTATTCGTTTAGCATCATCTGCGGCGAATGCAATTGCAAATACCTCAATCACTCTAAGTGGTGTTGGATCTGGAACTCATTCGCTTACATTCAATGTTGACAATTGGTTAATCAATGATACGATCTTAACCAACATCAAACACTATGAAAACAAAGCCGATCCTACAATTACGATATCACCTGATACGTACATCTATGACACTTCACTTATTACAAGTGAATGGACAAAGGTCAAACACTATGACTATGAATTCAAATTGAATGATAGCCGTAGAACGATTTGGCTTGTTAACTCAACATATGCTGATCAACTTGAATCAGATCTAGAGAAGGTGATGAATGAGTAACTCATCTCTCAGACAGGCTGGTCACTACGCTCTTAAGTCGTTTAGAATAACAAATTTTAAGCGTACTAAGACGATTGACTTTAGTCGACTTATTCATACATGGTCTATTACTGAATCAATGTCTGCTGGTTCAGTAAGAGGCAATGCTGTAGTATATGACGCCTTAAACCTATTAGCTGAATTCCCATTACTCGGTGAAGAGATCGTTGATATTGTTTACTCTGACTTCTTTGATATTGAAAGAAGAGAAACCTTTTTTCTATATGCAATTAGCAATGTTCAGAATCCCGATGAAAACTCCGGTAAGATTCAAAGATACACATTGAACTTTGTTTCACCTGCTAAATTCTATACTGAAGATACTTACATGATGAAGGCCTATAAACCAGTAGGTAGTTCATCAAGAGTAAGTGATTACGTAAAAGAATTGTACGACGAGTACTACAAAAGATTAACAGAACAAAATGGTCTTAAGCCAAAAGAGATTGTAGTTGAAGAAACTCAAGGCACACAATCATTAGTCATACCTAATATGACGCCTGAACAAGCAATGCACTTCTTCTCTCGAAAGGCTTATTCATCTGCTTCAAACACTCAGATGTTTCGTTTCTTTGAGAACAGAGACAAGTATTACTTCGTTTCCAATGATTACATGTTGAAGGCAGGAAAGAACTTCACTGGATACGGTGATGGATTAGTTGATCCCGGTCTAGCAAAAGCCGCTAACATGAGCAACAATCCGGTTCCAATCTTCCGTCGCAATTACATGCCAGACTTAAGTGCTGATCGTCAGATTCAAGCAATGTACGATATTATTGCGATCGACTTTGGAGAAAGAGTAAATACCATAGAAGATCTTAACTCTGGTGCGTATAAGAGAAAAGCTGTAGAGATCGATATTCTCAATGGTGCAATCATTCAGTACCCATACGATCATTTGACTGAGTTTGATGAAAAGGGTCAAAGCCTAATTCATAATCGTGAATTCGTTGATACTTACATGACAAAAGAAGATGTAAGATTCATCGTAAAAGATTATGCTACAACCGGTGCAAATAGTGGTAAGAATGCTCGTTATGATACGTTCTATCAACAACTTCATAATGAGAAGAGATCGAATGCTTATCATTATACGAAGAACAAGATTAACATGACAATCTTTGGTCGTAATAACATCTTTGCGGGCAGTGTCATTGATCTAGACTTGAATTACGCAAAAGATGTAGTAAAGCAAGACAAAGAGAAGAGTGGAAGATACATAGTTGAATCGATCGAGAATGTGTTCTATGAGAATACGTACAGACAAAAAGTGGTTATCTCTAGAAGTGGAATTGGCGTATGATAGGTTATAATGGATTCGAAAACTTAGTATGGTTCATGGGTCTAGTCGAAGACATTGAAGATCCATACAATGGTCGAGTGCGTGTTCGTTGCTTTGGCTTTCATCCAACGCTTGATCAGGGTGGCGTGGAAAAGGAAGATCTTCCTTGGGCACATATCGTCCGCGACTCTAAGTTCACGAGCATGCCAGATGAAGGCGATCTAGTCATTGGATTCTTTATGGATGGTCGTGATGCTCAGCATCCAATGGTGATTGGATCGATCAATAGTGCTAAGTTCTCTTTGCCGACAATTGCAGGCGTAAGACTTCCTGATTACGTCGGTAGTCAACCTAATGCAAGCCCAATGTCAGTTGGTCGTGCAGTTAACGAAAACCTAGAACCACATCAACGTGCTTTCCTTGATGCTATTGCGGCAAAGGAATCCGGCGGTCGTTATGATGTGTTGAATGGTGGCGGAACATTTGATCCTTCACTTCCACATCCAAATAAGGTTGGTCCTGGCGGTACAAGTACTGCTGCCGGTAGATACCAATTCACGTACGGAACGTGGAAAGACATTTCTGGTAACGCACCAATGAATGCTAATAACCAAGACTATTATGCTTGGCAGTTGGCAAAGCAGCGGTATAAAGCATACACTGGTGGAGACCTTGACGCTTACATTAAATCGAATGGTGTAACAAGCGAGCTTCTTACAAGTCTATCACCAACATGGGCAGCGTTTGGATCTACAAAAGATCATCCATCTATCATCTCAACGT